AGTTCTTTTACCTCTTTGGCTGGAATAGCGCCGCTGAACAAGGTCGCTGGGTTTACTCCTATGGTCTGCCAAAGCCTGCCATTGCGAAAATACTCTCTGACAACATTGTCATTCCGTTCATCCTGTGACGCTCCTGCTACCCAGGTATATAACGGCTTACCTGAATTGTCATGCCCTGTTAATACTCTGACTTTGGAATACGCCATTAGAATCTCTCCTTCCGGCGTATTTTGTATTTCGTCAATATGAAGGTTTTCAAGGTTCGCACTAGGGTGTCCCCTTGGTTCATATTGTACCACATTTTCTAGTATTAACTCAAGCGTTTTTCGCATGTCTTGTATCTCAGAATAAATTTTTTCATTATCCACTATCCAGATAATCCCGCATCCACCCACCCACTTTTCTAGTTAAGCATTTTTGCGATTTCTTCTATTTCAAGTTCTGTTTTCTTTTCGTCGGAAAGCATACTTTGCAGTTTCGCTTCCAGCTTATTGATGACGGTCTTGCGGTCTGAGATTTCTTTCTGCTTCAGAATCCCGGTTATGTCATACCGCCAATCCTCAAGATCGAATCCAGAGATGTCAGGATCAATCCCGAGTTCATCCGCTGATTTCAAAAGCGCGTTTACCGCAGTCAACACAATCTGTAGCTCTGAGACAGACAATGTTCTGAGGTTGATTTTGTTTCCGAGCAAATCAATAATGCACGTAGTAACCGGCTGGAATTTAGTCTTTTCGTTGAGTGCTTTCTTTTCTTCTTCAATCTTCTTTTTCAGATCAAGAATTTTCTGGTCGTTAGTCATGCTTATACTCCCATTTCTCCTGATAGAGTTTATCGTTTCTCAGGTATACTTGCAGCATCATAGGTTCAACTGCTTTGTACACTTCTTCGGCAGTTTTCTTCTTAGCGATTGGTGGTTCTGTTCTTTCATAATACCCTCGCCAGCTTTTGCGCATTTCATAAATCTTGTACTCATCACCATTATGATAAATTGTCACCGGCAAGCCATATTTCTGAGAATAGCATTTTGAGCCATATTCGCCCAAGTGCTTCTTAAATTCTTCAAATGTCGCCAGCCGGTACTTCTCTTTTTCTTTGGCTATAGGAGAATACTCGGTATGACGTTCCATCTGTTCAACCAAGTCTGCATAACCTTCATATGGCGTGTCACTAATCTGGCCTGTAACGATTTGCTTTAACTGCGTTCTCGTTTGCATGAACCACTGATCTTCACGCGAATATCCTTGACTATAAGCCCAATGCGCGAAAAAGTAATGTGCTTTTCCCGTCTTTTCACCATGCGAGTTGTAGTAATCGTGCTTTCCCATGTACACAATCTCGCCGTATTTAGACTTGTACAAGAATCCTGGGCGCAGATCAGAAGGTTTGATACATTCTGTTTCCAGCGGGTACAGCTTTTCAGCCGTTGAAACTCTGTCTTTGTATTCCTCGGAACATACAGGCACAAGAACAAGTTCGGTTCCATCCCAGCCATAGACGAATTCCCCTTCAAGCCCTTTTCCTCTGATTGAGTTAGCATGTTCAAGGATATACAGCAGGTTTGGCACAGAGATTTCAAACTCGAAACCGCGTGGGTCGTATACCCTGACGTATGTATCGCGCTGATCGAAGTGGTAGCAATAACCGCCAACCTTCTTATTCAGAACGAATCCTTCGGTCGGGTTGTTGTCGTATTCATCCGGTTCAATCTTCTCGTCGCGCCAACCACTCCATGATGGTTCTTTTCTGAGCTTACCATATCTGTCATAGTATATGACATAGGCCAGTCTACCAGTATAGGTATCACGCCTATTCTGGTAGCCGACCTTAATCTTCTCTGGAATGAAAATCATGCTTTATCATTCGGCATTTTGCCATCGTAGATTCGTCTGTGCATCTTTATCAGATCATTCGTTAAGGCATTCCAGGAATCTTCATATTCCTGTGCAGCCTTTTTGAGTTTGCTGATTTCCAACTCTTTGGCAGTTATGTATTCTCGAAGTCCTTGACAGAATGTTTCTAATTCATACAACTTATCTATCATGTTTTGGGCGAAATTATTTTCCATCGTGTTTCCTCATTGACCTCCATAATAGCGCCACAGTGATAGCAATACTTCTGTTCGCTGAGCAGGATTTCGCCGTCCCAGCTATCCGTCGCATACGGATGATTGCATTTCGTACACCGTCCGTTCGTCCAGCTTGCTTTACCATTATTCGGAGCCTGTTGCTTTAGCTTGGCAATCGCTTTCCCCGCGATCCTGCGCCATTCATCTGCGCTTTCTTTCAACAACTTGATATACTCTTTATCATTCTCGCCAGGCTTCCACTTAAAGTCATTCACTTGTATCGACATTATTCATCACGTCCTATGCAGGAGAAATCATATTGTCATCGACAATATACCTTTGCCCCAGATATTCAATTTCATATACGCCGCTGATCACATCATCAATGATTTCAACTTCCGTATTCTGCGGAATCGTTCTCTGATTCTCGCACTCAATCTCTTTTAATGTTATTGCTTTTCTCATGATCCTCGATTATCGTTTGCGGTTCACCGCCGGAATACTTCTTGCATCCGTCTATTTTGTATGGCATAACTTCTTTATCGGTGATGGAGCAGCGGAAACCCACTGCCCCTTCATCCCTTCCATTTTCAAGATACTTAGTCCTGATCATGTTTTTGCACCGAAAACAATTCTCAAGCCAAACATCTTTCTTCGGCCTAGGCATATTAACCTCTGTCCGTCAGCCGAGATTGCTCATAGAGTTTCTGCTGAAGCAGATAACCCTCAAGCATCCACAGCTTATCTCTGATCTTACCAATGCAATAGTCATAGCCGTCATCTTCCGAGTAGTTTTCGGGTGAAACACACGCAGAAGATTCAACCAGGACAAAACCGTTCGGAAGTTCTACGGTTACAATCGTGCATTTGTCGCACTTGGTTTCAACGTTAATCGCGCTGTGACTGAGCAGCCATTGGATATAGCTTTCAGAAACAGAATTGTTCGGCCTGACGGTGAAATACTTGTCAAGTTCATCTTCGGACATGCAACCGTAATGCTGGCCGTTGCCGAAAACAAACGTGATTACATTGCCCTCTACGTTGTCAACAATACAGCTTTCGCCGACATTCTTGAACATTCCCATCGGCCTTTTCAGAATAATCGTATCGCCCTTTTTAACCATTCTCATTCTCCTTATAAGGGGCTGTCATGGACAACCCCATTAATCACACTTCGACCAGGCGCAGTCTGTACATGAAATACAACCGCCTGAGTGAATCAGCTTACCTCCGCACACAGGACATTTCTCAGCGGTGTAATTTTCATCCGACTGTTTTTCGCGCTTTGGTTCTGGTTTCTTGACTTCGGCCTTGGCGGGAGTTTTCTCGTCGTCTGAAATCTCATCCTTCATTTCGCGGTACATCTCCATGAGCGCGTTTCCAATGGCTACAGGGCAGCAGCTTCCCTTGGATGTATCACGCTTCGTCGCAGAACGTACAGCGTATGACGGGCAGCTTCCAGAGCTCGAGAGCTGATCTACAATGGCTTCAATGCCTACACCGGCTCTTGCCGCCAAAGAAATCATTCTGGAGAGGCCAACCATGAAGTTGTTACATCCACCTGTACTGCCCTTGCTCAGATAGGTTTCCATGAGATCGCCAGTCTCAGGATCGAAGAAAGCGGTACAGTGCAGAGAGCCACAACCAGTGATCAGCTTACGCTTCTTGCCAATCAGATTGTCACTTGCTTCAAGGATGAAACCACGAGGAAGTTCTTCACCTTCTGGCTGTTTTTCTTCATGGCTTTCAGTAGTCAAGATACCAGCGCGTCTACATCCGTTTCTGAACACTGTAATGCCCTTTAGACCGTGAATAAATGCGTTGGTATAAATATCCTCAACATCTTCTACAGTGGCCTCAAATGGCAGATTAACGGTCGAAGAGATCGAAGCGTCAATGTACTTCTGCCAAGCCGCTTGCATCTTAATACGGTTAATCGGCTCGATGTCTGCGGAAGTGACAAAGTAGTCAGGGAGATCAGCGTCATCAGTAATACCATGAGAATCCATGTACTCTTTGACGATATGGGTATAGACCTTAAACTCTTTGTCTTTTCCGTAGAGACTTTCTGTCTTTCTGACGTAGTAATTTGCGAATATGGGTTCAACACCGCCTGAGCACATGACCATGGTTGACAGTGTACCTGTTGGGGCAATTGTTAACAACTGGCTGTTGTACAATCCATGTTCAGCGACATAGCGCTTATTATCGTCTGAAATATTCGCCTGATAGAATGCGGACTTGCACAGCTTATCATGGTCATATTTCGGGAAAGACTTGCCATTGATTGCAGCCAAGTTAGCAGAAGCGTAGATCGCAGAGTTCAGAATGCAGTAAGCAATGCTTGAACATACCTCGATGGATTCTTCACTTCCGTATTTCAGCCCCATCTTGATAAGCATGTCGGCAACGCCCATGACGCCAAGCCCGATCTGACGCCAGTCTCTAACGCTGTCTCTCTGTTCCTGCAAAGGATGGAGGGGCAATCCTTCGTCAAGGACTTCATTCAGCGCAACGGTGGCCTGAAATACATCTTCGCCCAGAGTTTCAAAATCAAAGTTGCCATTTTCGTCAACATATTCCGACAGGTTCATACTGCCGAGCAAACAGCTCCCCCCTGGCGGCAGCGGTTCTTCCTCAAGTGTTATCATAGCGGCTTTTTATCCGCTATATCTGGGGATTTCTCCCATACGCTTTTCGGCGATACGTCTGTCAATTCAGACCAGGACGGCATACATTTTCTTTGCTACAAACATCCACCATATACTTTGCAAAATCTTTCTTCCTGTATGAATTAATTACGCTATAGATCATACACCTGAAATCGTTAATCTGGTATTTGCTTCTTATGTATTCAATCATCTCAGCGTAAGTCGTTTCTATTTTGTTGAGTGGTCTACTCTTTGTTTAAGTGTCCTTGTCGTTTGCCCAATGTATACTTTGTTGTTTATGGTGTTTGTTGCTTTATAAATAATCGTAATAGTCACATCCCTTTATTTCTTTCGGGATGTTTGTAGCAAAGTCGGGCACTCTTGGACGGATTATATTTGTTCACCGCCTATGCTCTACACTGACTTACAGCCTTTCGCAATCCGTAAGTTTAGCACGGTATTCCCATATCTTCGACTTAGGGTTCACCGTTTTTGCCCGATGTTTAACGTGCGCCCAAGAATCAAATCAAGCACACGGATTTGTACCGGCATAGCTGAAATCATTAAATCCACTGAGCAAGTTCCAGCTATTTATTCTGTCCCAGAATAATACACCGGGTTCGCCCATATCCCAATTGCTTTCAGCAATCTTTCTGAACAGCTCTTTTGCCTTGACGGTTTTGTGGATTGTTTCGCCGGTTTCATTTCGCGTGAATTCCAGGTCATAATCCTTATCGTTCATTACGGCATCCATGAAATCAGACGTGATCTTGATTGAGATGTTGGCCTTAGTCACTCGGTCAAGGTCTTTCTTTATATCAATGAACTGCTCGATGTCGGGATGGTTTATATCCAACGAAATCATCAAAGCGCCGCGCCTGCCGTTCTGGCTGATTAATCCAGTAACCAACGAGTACAAATCCATGAACGACACAGCGCCAGAACTTTCTTTCGCAGCGTTCCTTACCTTCGCACCGTTAGGAGCCAGTTTAGACAGGTCAATGCCAATGCCGCCGCCATAAGAATAGGTTCTTGCCAGCTTCTTTGCACAATCGAAGATAGATTCAAGATTATCTTCGGGTGGTGTACAGACGTAACAGTTATGCGTCAGGATATTATTATCAAGCGTAAACGCATGTCTTTCCGGCTCGACTGCGCAATAAACTTCTCTGGTTTCATCAATGTCTATTACGCTATCCACGACCCAAGATTTTTGTGCGCCGGATTCAACGCTCATGAATCTATCGCGGTGTTTGGACAAGATGAAGAAATTCTCGTTCAGGTAATGCCGTTCAAGCGATAGTATATAGATAGTGCCAGGTTTGCCGGTTAAGTTGCTTACACGATCCTGACTTCTAATACTGCCGGTAGGCATCCCAAGGACGCAAAGCACGTTGCGGACATATTCAAGATTGTCCTTATTCGTCGAACAAATCACACACGCACCGCGCTCGTCAACGCTGCCATCTGCGGCAAAATATCCTGCAAGCCAGCCATACAAATATGACGGTGACTCATGAAGATCAGGATATGAATTGAAGAAGTATGGCACACCACACACAGTCATCACTTCGCCTGAATTACCAACTGTATCTGGCGTAAAGTACGGGAGCAATTCCTCTTTGCCCTTGCAGATATTGGTTCTAAGGCATCTCTTGTCTATGTGGTCGCCATCTCCAAAGTGGAAGCCATGCGCAACACCAAATGGTGACGGCTTATATGCCTTATAGCACTTCAGAACCGAATCGGCTAGCTTCATACCCGGCTGCAAATCAAGCGTTTTTACCTCGTCAAAGACGCCGTTTTTACCCTTGACAAGCCAGATATGATCGCCGGTTACATCAATGGTTTTCAGCGTTTTACCTTTATGTATGGACAGACGATAGACTTTTTGCTCTCCGAAACTTTGGACTGTAGCATTTCTCCACGCGCCATACGACAGTACATCAACAGATTGATTGACCAGCGAATCGAGGCGCTTGATTCCGTCTTTAGTAATAATCTGCGTTTCGCCCGTAAAGCAGTTACTATAGCTGATCTTCTTTCCTTCTTTTGCAAGGCCGCGATTAGCAAGAATACGACCGCCAAACAGGAAACGCTTCTTCCTGATTAGTTCTCTGATCTTTTCGTTACCGCCGCTCACCCTATCCAGCCATTCGTCGAAACTTTCATTTCCGTTTCTGTACTTCCGTTCCCAAATGGAAATACCTAATTCATTATCTTCACCAAGCCATTCTCTTACATCCATTCAATCACCTTTCTTATAACAACAGGTACTTCACTATGTAATCGCAAGCATCTTCAATAGTGGGTTCCACTCTGTGCATTGACAAGGCAATCCAAGGGTGTGTGCCACGTACACTTCCAATGCCGATCGCGTAGATATGTTTATTCCCGAACATGTTCATCGCGTCAACAAAGCTGAGTTCATAATGCGTTCCAATCGTTGACTCTATCCCGTTCAAGTCCACGACCACGATGTCGCAAGTTCTGAGCTGGTTCAGCTCCCACCTTTTGACTTCGGCTTCCGTATGATGATGATTATGTTCGTAGTTATAGAACATCGGAGGATGGAGGAAGGTGAGAGGTTTATCTGTCCTCTGTCGCAGTTCAACCTCGACCTTGTTCCTCCAATTCATTTGCTGGTCAAAGGTGAGACCACTCATCTTGCCAGCCGTATAAATCTTAGTCATTTGCACCCCAAACAATCTTTTCGAGTTCGCCGACTATTTCGTCTACAGATAACTTATATCCGTGGTTGTGGATGATCGCGCTGACTTCATTAGCAACGCCATCAAACTGTCCGACATCTGAAAGGTTTCTGCGGTAAGCCTCCTCAATGTCGTCTCCGCGTTCCAGCGACTTAATCAGCCTTGAACGCCTGTCAACATCCAAATACACCGAATCAGATACCAGGGCTCCATGACTGCGCATGAGTTCGCGCAAACCAGCAGGAGTAAGAACGGCGGCCACTTTGTCCAGCGGCCAGTTTACTCGGTCAAGCGATGTGCCATAGTACCATCCGCGATACATGTCGTATTCCACAAACTTGTTTTCTTCGACCATTTTCCCGAACTGATCTACCGAAATAAAGTTGTAGTCAACACCGTCTGCTTCACCTTCGCGCATTGGCCTGGTTGTAAATGTCACAACGCGCTTGTACTCTGGATGCTTCTTGCAAAATGCGTTTACCAGCGATGTCTTACCGCTGCCGGATTCACCAAGAACTACAATCAATGGCATTGCCTCCTATCGTAAATCTTCGAATTCACAATCAAGCACTTCGGCCATCTGGCCAACTGAAAAACTCTCTGTGAACAAGTCTTTGAGGTAATCAATGGCGCAGCTTTCACAATAGTCGCTGTCCTCAATGTGGTAGTCAGCAGGTTCACCGCAATTGTCGCATTCGATTACCTCAACCCTGAGTAGTGGACAACCACTACCCAAGGTGCAAGTTTCGCAGTCAACACATTCGTTTTCTATTCTTCTCACTGGGGTTTCACCACCATATTGTCGCGGTAATAAGCGCCGGAATAGAAGTATTCGTTGAACAGGTCATAACGCTTCTGGATGTCGGTCATCCAATTCTGATCGGCTTCCTTGTTTTCTTCGACCCACTTCTTGAACTTATGGAACCTGCCGCAAATCTTAAACTCAGGACAGCCCATACGATAGATGCAATTGGGGACAAGCACATCCGCTTCTTCCGGGTGCGTCTTGTGAAGTTCAATCTTGAAATCCTCTGCAAGCTCTCTGGCTTCATCAGTGGCCGCGCCGCAGAATCTCTTTCGCCAGGCGTCGATCAAGTTCTGCATGTTCGCGTAGCCATCGAAATTCACCAGAGCATCCTGCGGCTTCTTTCCGCGAGGAATACTGTCTTTCAGCCTGTCGTCGCGCTGAGTTGAAATGAACTTCTCAAACTTGTGGCGACTCCATTCAGTGGAAAGCCAATAGTAAATCCCGCGCCATGACCAGTCGAATTCCAGCAGCCGGATCGGTGAATGCTCAGAGATCAGCAGCTTCCGTTTGAATTCGCGCGTAGGTTCCTTTTCCGTGAAATCCTTGTTATCTGTCGTCCTACAGTGATTCTTGACGCGAGTCCAATCATCACTGAACCAGGTGAATATCGTCTTTGACATTACGGTTTATCTCCTGACTACATCTAGTATTATAGCACACTTCTTCGCATTTGTCAATGTTTTTCAGTACATTCTTGAAAACTTTCTTCGTTTTTCTTCAGAAGATTCCAGAGATCGTCAACGGTTTCCAGCTTGATTATCGAACCATCGCTGTCTACGACCTTGCCATCGCAGTATTCCTTGCCGCAGTCGAGTTCATAGACCCAATAGCTAATCCACTCTCCGTTGTCATTCGTCATTCTTCCGAGCAGATCAATCACGTTATCAACTAACGTCGGAAAAGTCAACTCGCAATCAAGACTCTGCTTAAATGCTTCCGCGCAGACATCCCACAGCTTATCCTCAAACCGGATAATCCTTTCGATGTCCTTCATGTGCTTCTTGAAAATCTCGTATTGTATATTCATCATATTGCCACCTTTTTGTACTCAGTAACCCAGCGTTCCAGTTGGTCGGGAATAGGCTCCCATTCGCCCTGTTCGTTCTTACGGTTCTTGTGCTTCATCGGCGATTTCACGATTCGGATAATATCGCCAATCTTCAACTTGTCTTTGTTGAACGCCCTCTTGTCGATTTTGCAATCAATGGTTGTGCCGTTTTTCAGCGAATACAGCTTTGCCTTGGGAGAGTATTTCGTTTCGAGGTCAACCACTACAGCAAGGCCACTATATTCTTCACCGGTAATATCGACATAGCCAAGGTTCTCTATCTGAGCTGCGATCTTCTGGCCTATAGTTCTCTTGGGAACCTTTAGCGTTTTGCAGTATTCTTTCAGGAAACCGCGCACGTTAACACCAGTAAACATCTTCTCTGTTTCCTTTTCGGCAAACGGTTTAATGAATTCCGCGCTGATTCCTTCTTCTTCAAGCGCCTGTTTCTTAAACTGCTTTCTCGCATAGTAGTTATCGAATACCTCTTTGCATTTAAGCAGATAATTCGTATCGCCAAATTCAGAAAAGAAGTCCAGTTCAATCAGAATTCGGATTTGCCGTGAATCCAAGTTGGTGTTTTCATCCAGATCATACAGCAAATCAATGAAGGTTTCATACTCATTATCCTTCAATGCGTTCAGCTCATTTGCGGTATCATCACCCATATAGCTGATTGACGCGATCCCCTTGTATATACTGTTATCTGCTCTCGACAATGAATACTGGCCGATTGAATGTCTGAACTTTATCGGTTTGAGTTCTATGCCGAATGAACTTAATTCATTGGTCAGTTTCAGTGTACGAACGCCATCGCCAGTATAATAGTTGAATGCCACCGTATAGTAATCCAGCGGATAATGAGATTTCAAATACGCACCATAGAGACTGTCATACGCATATGACAACGAATGACTGGCATTGAAACTGTAATGCGCTGCCTGTTCGACAACCGTCCATGTTTCAACAAAACCTTCATCGCGTCCAACGCGCTTTCTCCATCCATCAAGAAGTTTAGCTTTAAGTTCTTCTAGTTCCGGTTCTTTAAAGCGCTTCTTGGCCACCTTCTTTATTACATCATAACTACCCGTCTCAGGTATACCAAGCCAGATCAGATATTTCATCAACAATTCTTGGTAAATCATGCGATGATTACCGTCAGTCAATATCTCATCTAACTCTTTCACGCCTGTCGTGTAGTCTTTGCGATCAATAAAGTCTTGTAGCAAACTAGCGCACCCAGGTCGAATAATGGCTACGAATGCTGACATTTCTGCCACAGAATGCGGCTTATACTTCTTAACGAGTTCAGTGGCAAAGTCACTATCTGCCTGATTTATCGTACAAGTGAGACCATCCTCATAAATCTTGTATGTCTTATCATCAAGCAGTCCATCGAGTTCGCGTATTGTCGGGATCGGAATTCCAACAGAATTGCAGACATCACGAATGATAGCCCATACCGTCACGGTCAGATACCTTTATACCGTTCCTTTCGGAATACTTTAACTCTGCATTTGCAGACGGAGTAGACTATACCATGCACTTTATTAGTGCCGCCCATTATAGTCGTTGAAGGTTTCTTAAACAGCATTTTCGTTTAAGACTTCCCTGCTGATCTCCCATTATATCAACACTTAGGCTTTCACCATATGTCATCTCTTTACTTGTTTCTGCTTTCGCTCCTATTCCCAGGCAAAAGAGCTTTAGGGGGTTCCAGCAATTTAGAGCGTTTTCACCGCCATGTCACCATGACGGGCGACTATTTTGTTAATCGTTTTTGAGGTATTTGTACTTATCGCAATTATATCCATCAAGCAGACAGCAAGGTTTGCCCTTTGGCGTTCTAACGAGTCCAAGTTCTTTTCTCAACGGCTTGTCATACAAGCACATTGAACATGGACTTTCAGACACGCTTTCAACAACACCGATGAACCGCTTGCTTTCAGCTATTATGTCTTTCCACTTCTTGTTATCAGCATACCGTTCAAGATTCTTGGCAATGTCATCGTATTCAGAAATATCTAGACCGATTCCTTTGCAGTAAAGCCTAAACGCAGAAGCATCTTGCAGCGGTTTCCATGCAAGCATCCAAGCGCAGTTTTCAGCGCCAAGCAAGTCCTCAGTCGCCTTGATGAATGGTTCGCGGTCTGAAGTGTTAAGGTCAATCTTTTGTACCCTGAGTTTCCTCATATTTGAAAGGGAATAGACTATACCATCGTCGTTGATATTATCGTGGACGCCCATTGGTAGTCGTTGCGAGCTTTCCATGCCTTTGAGGTTTAGGACTGTCTCTCAGGATTGCCGAATCCTTTATATTTTTACCTTACCGTTGTGATTAGCAACGCCGCATTTTGCTTTCGCTAATGTTTGGTAATAAAGGCTCTAACGGGTTTCCCTGATATTCTGGGTTTTCTATTATCATCACTGACAATAGCGACATTTTATAGAATCAAACATATTCCCAATGATAGCCAGCAGCGGTAGTACCCTTTTTAATCGCTGCCGTAAACGATCCTGTGCTTTTCAAACCAAATCTTTCCTGTGCATATTTCATACAGTTAAAGATTTCTCCGGTTTCTATACACCTTATCTTTTTAGCGTTAGGGTTTGTTTCATCGTTATATAATGGATTCTGTTTCTGTTTTTCACGCAATTTTGCTTTCTGTTCATCAGACCATTTATGATTATAATTCGGGTTATTCTTACCACCCACAATAGATGAAATCTTACTTCTGAATTCCCGTGATTTATATGAGCCATTCGGATCGTTTCGTAAGGCTATCATCTTGTTTTTATAATCAACATCGTTCCACCTGGCTTTGACAGCGGTAGACATTTTCGCTTTTACATCGTCTGGAATTTCATAACCCGATGCTCCTTCACCGCCATCCGTCATATTATATCCATTCGGTATTTTGGTGTTGAAACACTTTATGAGTAGCGATTCCAAATATGTGGCATCGTCCTTGGACAATCCTTGGAATACTACTTCATGAAGAAAGTTGTTCCATCCGTATTTATTAATTGCGTTGCGAAAAACAGATTTATTGTATTTACATCCATTACCGCCCCAGCGCCTTTCTGGCTTCTGGCTAGTAATACCTACATACATTTTGCCATTTATCTTGTTTATATGTATGTAGATTGACCATACGTTTTCTTCCATAGTTGTTTATCGGGTAATGACCTCGAACCAAGTATACGTTCAACGGACATGAATCTAGTCGGAAACAGCGTTATTGGCGCTGCTATCCTGTCAATATCCGTCAAGCCAAGGATTTTTGTCACGTAGAAGCTGGGCGCGGAACCACGTCCTGTATTCGTCAGCTTCCCATTATACTTTTCTTGACCATTCTTCACGACGTTGTAGTCAATCAAGAAATAGTTTTCCATGTGAGTATCTTCAATGATTTTCGTTTCATATCGAATATCGTTCAGGTACTCATCCCACTTATCCTTCGGGATGTTCTTTCGTTCTTCTTTCCATCGCATGTTGATAATTTTCTTCAAATCATCTGCCGGATGTTCAGAAACGGAAGGTAGCTTGATGTCATCATTGATGATCGTGATTTTCTCACATTCATCAAAGATAAGCGTGTTGTCAAGCGCATCCTGAACCTGTTGCCTCGTGAGTATTCCTTGCTTCTTGTACCTGTCGAAGATGCAATCGGTGTCAGGGTAGTCAAGGATCATTCCTGTTTCTTCTTCATAGAACCTCTCTTTACCCTTCAGGAAAATATCACGATATTTGGAATCGCTCGGATATATGTAGTGGCTGTCATTCGCGTGAATGATTGGAATTTTCGCTTCTCTGGAAAACTGAATCAGCTCTTGATTGACCTGTTTCTGAGAATCCATGTTGTGCGGCTGGACTTCAAGGAAGAAATGCTTCCCAAATTTGCGATTTATGGCAAGCATCAATTCCCTGTCGTCCCATATGCCAGCTACACAGGCGCTCGTAATTATGAAATCGTCAGGATTCAGCGAGAATAACAGTTCGCGGTCAATCCTTGGTTTATAGTAAAAGCCCGTTGTGTGCGCTTCCGTCATAATGTTGTTGAGCTGCATTACGCCGGAATTGTTCATCGCAATAACGATTAGATGGCGATTACTCTTATCTTTCTCAAAGCGATTATCGACATAATAAGCCTCCATGCCATAAACCATTTTCAGGTCATACTTCATTGCATTTTCGATGCAGTCGAATATGTTTCCCGTCACACCATGATTTGTTGTGAACAAAGTGTTATGACCAAGTTCCACCGCGCGTTTTGCGTATTCCTCTGGCTTAACCACGACATCCATCGCCCAGGGATTTCCATAGTGATCGTGTTTATGGTAGTTATTATATCTCATACGTCTTTATCTCTTAGATATTTATTGTAGTCGCAGCTTCCCCGATAATCACACAGCTTATGGCAGTAAAAGAAGTCAACGGTTTCGCCAAATTCTTCTTCCTGTTCTATGTCGTGGATCGTATCTTCAAACCACTTCAGCGCGTTTTCATAGTCCTCCATTTTGAACGGTATGTAGACCATCTCGTTATCCGAAAAATGATTCCAGCAAATCACCTTTGGATAATCACCATACTGTTCATAGACGTATTTGCAATACAAGTACATCTGTTTTTCGTAAGACCTGAAACTCTTTTCGCTGGCTTTTAGCAGCATCCCCGTCTTTTTCGACAAAGGATATTTCGCGGATTTGTGGTCAATAATGATAATCTCGCCGGTCTGCTTATGCCTGATTAGAAGATCAATAAATCCAATAAACGGATAGCCGCCAATCTCAGTTTCAATCTTTCGTTCAACGCCAATCACATCAAAGTCGTTAAGCCAGCTAATGTCAAGTTCGGAAAAGTAATCCGCGCAAGCCTCAAGGTTCTTGTCCATTGTGCTCTGAGCTGTCGTATAGAAAACATTCTCGTCGTAATGGTCGAGGAAATACTGAACAGCATCTTCCGCTTTCAGTTCGCCCTTGAAAATCTTTTCGAGAATCGCGTGAACATATGAACCGAGTTCAGCATAATAGTTCCCTTCCGACAAATGCTCTGATTCATCCGCTTCTATGTACTTCAGATAGAATTGATATTTGCATTGCGCATATGCCGACAGCCTGGAATATGACCAGACCATCTTATCTATCAATTTTTTATAAGGGCTCAATATCAAACCACCTTCCTTCTTGATTCGAGCAGCCGCAGGAATGTCTCTTTGCCGCAATCAGCCGGAGAATTCTTGGCATTAGCGCCGCCCAGCAGTCCCTTCCTGTCCTCCAGAATGTAGACATTGGTAAACCTTCTCAATTTGTTGAGATTAGCACGGACATCCTTCTGCCAATAGTTCACATCGGAATCATACGCGAATACGACATTGGTTTTCAATTTCACCAGAAGCGTAATCTGTTCGTCCGTAAGCGTGTGCTTTTCGGCTGAAACGCAGTTGTCAAACCCCCAGTCAAACGCTTTCATGGACGACTTGATGGACTCGAATATGATTACCTCATTTTTCTCCCTGATCTGCGGCAGCGCCATGTCCAGAGATTGAAAGTAATCCATGACACCGACTTGGAAGTAGTTGATATACTTCGGGATGTGCAGCGCCTTGTAATTCTTATATCTGGTTCTCGCCTTGACATTTATCAAGCGGCCATCAATATCACGGACAGGATAGACAATTCGGTTGTTATAATCATCTATCCTGATATTGAATCTGTCGATTGCGTCCTGCGTTATACCTTCGTCGAGCCATTCTTGAACGGTGTTTTTCGTGTACTTCTCATATTCGCTTTCAGGAAGAATCCTGTGCTGAAAAGGCTCTTTCTTGTTTCTTGACCACGCTTTCAGCTTTTTGAGAAACTGAATTGTCTCGGATGTACACATCGTTGACAGATCGACGTTTGCAAGTTTAGCGGCCTTTTCAACCGCCTGGTCAAATCGCAGTCCCTCATAATCCATGAGAAAACCGATGATTCCACCACCACGTCCGCAGGAGAAGCAGTAATACATATTGGTTTCTGGATTTACGGACAGGGACGCAGTTTGATCGACGTGCATTGGACAGTGCGCGAAATACTCGCCGCCCTGCTTTTGTAGTTCCATCTGTGTCCCGACGTATTCAACAAGATCGACGTTCTGATTTATTTCGTTGAGCATATCTTCATCATAAGATTGCTGCATATGCTCCCCTCCAATCAGAAGAATGTCGTGTCCGCTTTATGCTGTACCGGCGCTTCCTGAATGGTCATGTTGTCGCCGCTGAAAATGAAGTCTATGTATTCATCCTCATCCACCATCTGTCTGCCAAGGCGGTTGACGTAGATTTTCGCAAAGGCATTTCCGCATTGTATACCATCCCTGACAATCGTTTCCTGATCTTTGAAATCCCAAATGATACCCACAGACAGATAACGATTGATCTTCATACTGTCTGCGACTTCACCCTGTCGGTTTAACTGACATGCCGCAAGGACAGGCAAATCAAGTTCACCAGCGATATTGTTCTTCAGGAAATCACACATCGCGCCGAGAAGGTTGTAGTTGTCGCTTGCGGAAGTGGCATTGCTCTTAATGTAATCGTAGACCACAAACCCAAGGTTGATCTTACGCTTCTGGATTTTGCAGATTGCATAGAGCCTTTCCATGGTCATGTTGGGATCATAGATATGGATAAATGGCTGTTCCTTCAACCAGTCGCGCCAACGTGCTATGTTATCTTCTTCTTCCAGCGAGTAATCACCGGATTTCAGTTTTCTCACGTCAACGCCGCTGAGATGGGACAGAAGTCTTTCGACATACAGCCTTGTCGGCATTTCGCTGTCAACGACCAGTGTAGCCACGCCGTTTTTGAGTTTATCGACAACTTCATTCATCAGGAATACAGACTTGCCGCGCTTGTATTTCGCCTGAATGACCACCAGTTCGCCGGGTTCATAGGTGAAATAATCGTTGAAGCTGTTATACTTCGACGGCAAACCATAGATACCGTCCGGTGTTCTGCGGTTGACAATCTCGTTCCATATAGAGTCGATTTCGCTGCCGAGCGTTCTGACATCCTCACTGAAGAAGTACCTCTCAGTCAGCTTGTCAAGATCGCGGTAAACATTGTTGTTCAGCTTTTCAAGGTCAACGTCGCTGGCGTAGCAGTCATTCTCGATTGATCCCAACGCTTTAATCATGTCGCGCTTGAACGACATGGCGACGACCCTGTTCACGAGAAGCCGGTATTCTTCAACCGTTCCTCTAGCAGTCTCCTTGTAGAGTTCAAGATAATCCTGAGTATCAGTCATGTTCTTGCTTTCAAGGATTTTGAATGTCGCCTTGTTATTCTTGATTTTGCTGAGAATGTTAAAGGCGTCGATGTTGATGATCCCTTCTTTGTACAGCTCACCTATCGCCCAATAGATCGCGCCGTTCTCCTGACCGTAGAAATAGCTGGATTTCAAATAATCAGAATACGCGATGAATTCAGGATGATAGATGAGCGTTCCAATAACACCGCTTTCTGCCTGAATATCAGATAGTTCGCTTATGTCCCTCATTTGTTACCACCTCCAAGAATATCTGCAAAACTGGTTACGCGCTTGGGCGTAGACACTGCCCTTGGAGGTGAAATCGTCTGTGGTTCTTTTACCTTGAACTGCTCGGTGTCAATCTTCGGTAGCTTCGACTTTTTGTAAGTGTCAAGTATGGCCTGATCGTTCACGTAATACTTCAGCCCAAACGGATGGTTCAGGTTCTTATGATGATCAATGATGTACTTCATTACGAAAATCAGATAATCCGTTTCAAAACCATCCGCGATAAACCCATTGAGGACTTTATTGAGCAAACTCCATGACACCGTTTTGTTGATGTATGTTGACCAGAGATTGCGGACTAACTGCAAATCCGCTTTCGCTTGAACCGTCTGCTTATTTGTGTTAGTCTTTGTAGCCATTGTTATTCTTCTTTCTCCAGCAGGTAAGTCGCTTCCAGATCAGCTTCATGGACAGCCAGCACAAAAGGATGTTTCTGGATTGCGGCGCTGAGACTGTTGTATTCTTCCTTTGGAAGCGTGAAACCCATGTGATAGAGGATTCCATAAATCTCAGCAGGCATAAGCCGGATAAAGCTCATAGCCATGATTACAGATTTCTCACCGTGTCCCATCGGGTTCTTATCTTCGATGGTGTAGCCAGGGACGGAAACCCAATCATAGCGGCCATTGCTATCCATCTTTGTGCCGGTTTCGCTGTAAACCTTCTTGTTCTTCATTTCCATCACATAGAAATTCGTCTTGCAAAGGTCATGAAGAAGCGCGGTGATAATAATATTCTCGTCAGTAACGCTGTTGAAGATTTCGCGCCAGGTCTCATCATTCTTCTTTGCGTCCAAGCACTGATAGACATTCAGGCTGTGTTCCAGCAAACCGCCAGCATGACAGCCATGATATTTCGTACTCGCAGGAGCCTCATAGAAGTCGGTTTTGCGAATGTACTCAATCAGTTTTTCAATGCCGGGGCGCTTAGTCGATCTAAGCAGCCCCTCAAACCTATTCACCAATTGCTCGTTCATTGGCTTCCTCCGTCTTTAAAATGGCAGTTCGTCATCCTCAGTCACGGGTTCACTAGGCATCTTCGCTTCGGGCTTCGGTGAAGTTGCTTTAGGCTTTGAAGATGTCACATTACTGCTGTCAGCCAGTTCAAAATCCCAGATCGTGATGTACTTCTCATTTGCCCTGTTACGAACAAACTGAGACAGTTCGTTATTGCCGGAAGCCGCATCCAGCAAACGCTTGTACTTTTCGGCATCCATGTAGGTCGTAATATCGGGGGAACCCTTCACCTGAATACTACGGCTGTGCGGATTGTTCCTGTCCATCTTCTCAGGCAGGCCAAGCCCTTCCACCTTCTTAGCCGCTTCACCGGCAAAGGTGACAAAGCCGGAAAACTGCTGCTTATATTCGCCGCTTACCTTGTCCTTGCGGCTAATGGTCATGTTCACAGAATAGATGTTGCCGTTCTTCTTGGCGCTCCAAATCTTTGCGTATGCGTTATCTCTCAGTCCCATGTCTCTCTACCTCCATTACTTACGAACGGCAAGCAACTGCCGCTTCAGCTTTTCGAGAATCTCGTTGTCCTCAATGTTCTTCGGATTACCCGTAATTTCATCATCCTCAAAGTGCGGATTTGCTTCCTTCTCTGCGGCCTTACAAATCTCAGCGACTTTGACCTTGGCAGCGTCGGAAAGCGCAACCTTCTTCTTCACGAGTTCGAGAATACTGTTCTGAAGTTCGACCTGCTTGCCGACTTCTTCAGGCAGTTCTTCGCCCAGATAAATATTGATTGCCAATCCGTGTTCGGCGATGGCCTTGACCAGACAGCGCTTCAAACTCTTATTGGCATCCACGCTTGTAATCTGATCGGCAGGAATGGACTTATTCTTGAAATCCATAATCGCCAGATGTTCAATGACTTCCAGACCTTCAATGGTAACACCGACTTCCACCCATCCGGTTCTGCCGTCATCGTGCCAGAAGCGCGTGTTGCCATATTCGTCTATGACCTGCTTGTAGATCGTATATGTAGACTCAGGGTAAACCTTCTTTACCTCTGTCCACGCAGCAGCCCAAGGCAGATAGCGCAGATTATTCTTTTCTTTGATTCGGTCAGAAACGTCAATCGCACTCAACGTGCCAAACACACTTTTCTTTTCAGCCATTTTGTCTCCTTTAATGCGCCGCTACATCAGCTTCATGCAGCAGCAAAACATCTTCAAATAGTTCTTTCCCCAGAATAAAGGCATCTCTTTCCTTCGCCTTTTCTGAATCCTTCCACGACATGTAGGGCCTCATGTGGTAGAAGATCAGATTGATGGCGTCCAGGGTATCATTCACAGGGTAATCCATGTCATGCAGGACAAAAGCCGCGACATAGGCTCCAACACATTCATGCTGATAGTAATGCGCGTTACCATCATCAACGCCCTTCTTGTTGATGTGCGTCTTTGTGTACAGCTTGCCGATGTCGTGGAGATAGGCGGCAGTTTGCAGCATCTTGTTGTCCGGCGCTTTCTCCTTGCAATACTCATAAACTTTCAGGCAGTGATCTCCAAGCGTCAGCGCATGGTTGTGGTTCTCCTGGTCAAACAGTTTAAGGTTCTCGTAGCTTGCATCATGGACATACTGTTTGCAGTCGTAACCTTCGCCCTGCGGAAACACAAACCAGATCACGTCAAAGCCATCGTTGTAATGCGGAGGTTGCCAGTTAAAGAACTGCCGCTTAATCACCTTGTCGGGAACCTTGCGATCCCTCTTGGCGTTGTTCGCCAAACACGCTTCATATGTGGTCATGACGGCCACACATACCTTCTCGCACTGAATGTTCTTCAACTCAGAAAGAAAAGCCGCGCGGCGCTTCTTGTTGAGATTCGTGGCGTCATAGATGACACTCTTGCCATTCGCCAGATCACGCTTAATCCTGCGGTGAAGTTCAATAAACAGGTCGTCGTTCTTGCTCTGTTCATTGGCATCGCCATAGAGTTCAGCGCGGAGATCATCGCTGGAATGAATGATAGGATCGCCAGTCCTGTTCGCCGCTTCCATCACATCAATATCGCCATTATTGATGCAGATATGCTCGGCCAGCGTACTCTTGCCGCTGCCACTGATACCCATCATCATAATCAGCATCGGCTTTTCTTTCATATGTATCAACTCCATTCTGTACATGTTTATACCTGAATGTAAAATGCGGACAGTGCAATAAAATCAGAATTTTAAGCCCCTAAAAAGTGCCTATTTCCCTGACTCGTTTTTCACGAATAAAATGTACCGTCTCGCATCTGTACATTAGTATACTCATGAACCGTTATGTGTGTGCGGATTCTATGTGTGTTTTTCGTTAACACCGCTATTTTTCTCTTTCATGTACTTACTGTATGTCTCTTCTTCATTTTCATCGGCTTTTGAAGAAGCATACAGCAGAGCGTACATGAACAGGCAGAACAGAACCACAACCAGCGCACCAATAATCCAGATCATTCGCTTTCCAGCCTTTCGATTTCGCGTTGCAGTTTCTCAATCTTCAGTTTTCTCAACCGGTCAACGTTCTTTTCCTTGTAGTTTTTGAGAATCCTTTTATAATTGTCGTACCCCTTGGACGCATTCAGCGGTCTATAGTAAACCGCGCCATTACGTCTGTCAATAAAGTCAGGGCAAGGATTTGCATTGATTATGTCGTTGAGAAAGTCATCGAAGAAATCTTTGCAATAATCGTCGCCAAACATGTAAGGGCCACTCGGAAAACTAATCATCATGAGTTCGGCTGGGTGCGGGAAGGTTACGTTTATGCCGGGGATTTCTCTGAATACACACACCTGAGCATTGTCATCAATCCTCTGAATGCTGCTGGTGTAGTATACCTTGTCAATCCTCCATTTTTGGTACCACTTACATGCATCAATGGAACGCTTGACGGATTCCAGGATTTCACCTTTGTTCGGCAAATTCGCGGATTCAACTTCCCGCGCTATTTTCTTGTATGTATCGAAGTGTTCGTACATTTCTTTGAGTGTCGCCATGCTTGCCTCCTGCTATTCCTGAATCAGTTCGTGATAATCGAAAACATTGCAGACGATTGTGCAGCGGTCTTTGACTTCATACAGACTCATTTGCTTTTGATATGGGCGCGGGTAATACTGGGCGTCATCCTCGTCCATCCAGTCGGGAAGAATAGCTTTCTTGACTTCGACATACCATCCGAAACAATCAGCCGGACTATATTCACCGCCGCTTCCATCCTGTTCATAATGCCCGAAATGAACAATGGCGATATACTGCATATCCTCGTATTCGTCCGAAATCAGAACGATGTCGTTGTCAAAAATATTGTCTTTTAGCTGATCTTTCAG